GCGTTAGTGAGGTCACAATAACCAAACCTAATGGCGAGACTTTCACAATTCCCGCCACGCCCGCCAAACCTCGCAAGCCACGCGCTCGCAAGGGTAAGCCACATGCACCACAAACCAAGCGCAAGCACAAGCAAGCGCATGCCGTACGACCACAAGACCACAAGGCTATCGAGCTGCAAGAACGCATGGATAAACTCATGCGCGAAATGGGCTCAATACACCTAGACGCGAATTAAGATTAGCCACGCCTAGCGATAGGCTACGAGGGTTCATGACCCAGCGTGGCACTCATGCAAACCCGCATGAATTGACTAGAATGGAGACATGAAATGGTGCTATCTAATGGCGATTTATTCGCCGTACTGATTGCGTTAATCTCATGCAATACTATGCTAATCATCGCGTTTCGCAGGGTCTATGTATTAGAGCGCAGATTGCGCAGATACGAGGGCTACTATGATGCACGATAACAAACTCAATGCCGTAATGCTTGACGCATTTCGTAAGGCTATGGCAAACCGCCACGCTAACGAGGAAATCTCGCACACAATTCGAGAGATTATCGGTAAGAATGTCCGATAATCTACTGTTAGACCTGACACCTAGAGAGGTCGAGGTCATTCGCATGGCACTACGCCAAGCCCAAGACACACACCAGCGCAACGACTTCAAGGTTCTAGTGATAGAGACCGAGGAATTGCGTTCTAAGATTGTTAATGCTATTATAGATAACCACACTAGCGGAAAGCCCGCTAGAGTATAGAGATAGGTAAGCCTATGTCTGATGAAGCTGCAATAAATTGTGCGTTCTGCTCAGGGATAATCTCTGATGTAGATGACCAACGCACAATGTCTGACGGCGACATAGTGTGTGCAGATTGCACACTCTATTGCGAGTCATGCAACGAACTCATGGCTAATGATGACGCACTAACTAATGACGATAGTATCTATTGCTCAGAGTGTGCCATGCATTGTGAGAATTGCTCGACTACTACACACAGAGACGACACTCACGCAGTCGGTCGTGGTCTATGGTGTACTCCATGCTATGAGAACAATACATTCTACTGCGAAGGTTGTAGCGAGTCTTATCCCGACTACTGGTCTAACTACTATGTAGAGGATAGTACTTACTGCGAGTCATGCTATGAGTCAGAGTGTTACTATTGCGAGGACTGTGACGAGTATCGCATGAACGGTAACGAGTGCGAGTGTAGTGGTGGTAGCGGTAGCGTACGCCAGCCTTGCGGTTGTCGTGGCTTTATCCATAACTATTCATGCAAGCCTAATCTCACCTTCAAGGGTCACTCCAGAAAAGGTGTTTACATGGGCTTCGAGTTAGAGATGGAGATTAGAAGTACCAATGATGAGTTGCAGGAAGCTGCACGATTTGCTTCTACTGCACTCGACCCTATCGCTATCCTTAAATCTGACGCTAGTATAGGTCGAGACGGATACTCAGGCTTCGAATTAGTTACTCAACCACACTCTCATACAGAGTACAGAGATAACTCTAAGTTACTATGGGCTACCATAGATAAACTGCGTACAGACCACTACGCTAGGTCATGGGATACCACGACTTGCGGACTGCACATTCATGTGAGTCGTGCAGGGTTCAATAGTGGGGCACACACGCACCGCTTTATTGCTTTCATCTATCACAATAGTGAGATGATGATGAAGTTTGCAGGTCGTAAGACCGACTTCGCACGCTTCAATGATTGCTATAAGTTTGATGAGTATGACAAGCCAGTCATGTCCTTCAAGCACAAGACAGGAAATCCACAACGCAACTCCTCAGAGAGATACTCTGCGGTCAATACACAGAACAGGGATACGCTGGAGCTGCGCTTCTTTAGGGGTACTATGAACCCTAGCGGGGTGCTATCCGCGCTTGACCTGACACAAGCAATAGTCGAATACACGAGAGAGTTACGCTTAGATGATGTAAAACTGGGCGCACTCACATGGGATTGGTTCGCTGATTATGTCAGAGATAACAATGGACTATACCCTGACCTATACACGCGCTTGCCTAAGATTGCAAGCACAAGTATAACCAACCGACAACTAATGGAAGCATAGAGAGGATACTATGTGCATACTCGTAGTGTGTGAGCCAAACTCCACACCAAGTAAATCAGATTTGCACGCTGGTGCTTGCGCTAATCCGCATGGCTTTGGCTTCGCAATACACGCTGGTGATAAGATTATCTCAGAGCGCAGTATGTCTGCAAAGAAATCTATCAAGCGTTTCATGGAGCTGCGAGAGCAGTATCCTAACGGCTATGCCATGTGGCATGCACGATACGCCACACATGGTGTAAAGAACGAACAGAATTGTCACCCATTCCAAGTAGGTGATGATGAAGGCACATACCTAGCACACAATGGTGTGTTAGATGTTGCTATCCCGCACGGCGACCGCCGTTCAGACACACGAGTCTTTGCAGAGGACACGCTACCTAAACTAGGTGGTGTCAATGCACTAGATGATGATACTATTTGGCTCATGATTTCCAAGTGGGCTAGTGGTAACAAGATTGCCATACTCACGACCAGTACCACCGCCAAGTATCCTATGTACCTAGTCAATGAGAACTTAGGCACATGGGATAACGAAGGTATTTGGTGGTCTAATCAGAGTCACAAGCGTACTGTCTATGCCAAGCCAGTAGTACTCACCACCTATAATGAGTACGACATGTCGAAATGGGCAGATGTTGCTGAAGTCTTAGATGACTCAGAGCTGCAGGAATTATGTCCGTACTGCATGGAAACGGTAAGCCTCAATGATAATCCGTACTACTGCCCAACATGTACGCTATGCTTCGATTGCTCAGATGTAGTGCATAACTGTATGTGCTACACTCCAAGCACTAGCAAGTGGACAACTCGTAAAGACTACGACTTGTTCGCATACTAAAATTCTGTATACAAAGTGTATGCAGAGTAACACCAACACGAGAGGTAACAAATGTCCACAACCACAAATCTCTTCAACTTAGTTGAGGAAATTCGTATCATCGCTGACGAACTAGAGGCTAACATTGAGTCTGCAGCTTCGTCAGATTTCGTACCTAAGGGTACTATCCTAAAGGCTAAAGAAGTGCAGAACCGCTTCAAGGCTAAGTCAATGTGGGTCTCAATGGGAGACGGCACATTCAAGCACCTTACAGGTAAGAAAGGATTACTTGCTACAGACTACCGCTTAAACGGTTATGTAGATGTAATCTTTCAACCCTAACACTCTGTCCTGAGTATGACTTGAAACTACTCACCTTAAACTTAACAGAGAGGACACACTATGAGTACAGTAACAGTAGAAGGATTTGAATACAGTAGCGAACAGCCACCTGTTGGATTTGTTACGCTAACTACAGTAGATAGTGAACGCATACTATACGGCGTGTTTGCTAGCATTCAAGAAGCAACGGCATTCGGCAGCAAGTTGGTCAATGCTACTGTAGTACCTATCTACCAACCATCACTACACTAAGGAGATAACATGAGTTACGAGCCACCACTTGACGACGACATAGCATTAGGGTATGATGATGACGAAGAACTCGACGAAGAATTCGACGAGATGATAGAGATAGCACTAGAGAGATAGGAGATACAATGCAAGGTCTATGCACAGGTCATGAGAACCCTGACCTATGGTTCAGCGAGTCTATCGACAGCGACGGAGAGCATTCACATACCAATGTGGATACCGCAGAATACAAACAGCGTATTGCTAATGTAAAGACTGCATTGACTATCTGTAATGCATGCCCTGCTAAGGCTGAATGCTTTAACGAGGGTATGAAAAGAGAGAACTTAGATAATGGTATTTGGGGCGGTAGCCTACCAGGTGAGCGCGTCCTACTTGCAGATGTTTCATTGACATGGAACAATCGCAGGTCTATGATTAACTTTGCACAAAGAGTAAGGACGACAATGTAATGAAGTCACTAACATTCTTACTGCTCGTAGTGGTAGCCCTGCTATTAGCCGACAACTCAAAGACAGCCACGAACACAACAGACAAAGTCGTGCAAGTCATTTGGAGTAAGGAAGATAGCAAGGCATACGCTAGAGATAAACTCAGCGAGTGGCAAGATGACCAATGGTCATGTCTCAACAGATTGTGGGGCAAGGAATCCGCATGGAATCCTGAAGCTTTCAATCCTATCCGTGTAATGGGGAAGAACGCGGGTGGGATTCCACAACTGTTGGGGCTTGACCCTGACACACCAGCACCACGACAGATAGAGCGTGGGCTGGATTATATTTACTACAGATACGGCACACCATGTGACGCATGGCAACATTGGAAAAGGAATGGTAACTACTAATGAGTGAACACATAGATAATATTAGTCATGACTATTCAGAGTCAATGGACATTCGTGGTGAACCAACCACGGTATGTCCTTGTGGCTCGCAGTTATGGCTAGTCAAGGTAATGTTCGATGAAGAGGGGAATATAGGTATGTGGTTTACAGAGACAATGGAATGTGTAGTATGTGGCACCTTGGCCACAGCTCCCAGTCCAAGCGAGGAGGTAACAGATGGCTGAGTTCTTGCACCAAGTAATAAAGAAGCGTGAACGTGAGATGGAAATGCGTGGGTTATTAGACTTTGACTCACAAATATTTCAGCGTGCACGAGAGTCTTATCGCGAGGCAGGTACACCTCAACAGCACCCATTCAGAGCCCCTGCGAGAGTTATGCCACCTGCTAATGAGATAGCATACAGGTCTAATTCTAACAATGGGGTTACAGAACACTCTGTCATCTTCCCTAATGTTAATGGTTGGTTTCAATCAGCAGTACTGATTAACACACCAGCAAGCGTGGGTCTGCGCTCACCTCAACTACTTACGTTAATTGGATGGGATTTATTAGCAGGTCACCCATGTAGACCTAACTACAGTTGGAGTAACAATACTTATACATGCAGAACCTGTAGCGGTATCTACACAACTGATGGAAGCGAGTGGCAATATGTCCAGTTATGAATACAAATGTGAAGTTGACTCAAGCATTGTTACAATCAGTAGGGGTATGACCGATGATGAAATCGTACCTTACTGCGACAGTTGCAATGAGCCAATGGTAAGGGTGTACAGTGCACCACCTGTCAAGTTTAATGGCAGTGGATTCTATTCAACAGGAGGATAACAATGGTATGTGAAGTATGTGAGAACGGTGGTTGCTCAGCATGTGAGCCAACCAATGATGAGTTTCAATTTGCTAGTATGAAAGAGATTGAAGAGTTCTACAATGTAAATGGGGAAGCATTGAATGTTGACCCAGCAGAGCTGGACTTAGAGGGTATGGTACAGGAGATGATAGATTCAGAGACTAACTTTGATAAAGAGTATAGTCCTGATAATGAATAGTAAAATACTAGAGACTATCCTCGCTTGCTTGTTCCCATTCATCATCATGGCTGCGCTCTTCGGATTCTACAAATTCGTCTGGGGTTTCACTTACTTCCTCTTGAAGGTCTTTGTCTAGGAATGGTCTGAACCCACCTAATTTATTGACCAGTCGCTTGACGGCTCTGTTACCTCTCATGCGTGCTGCGTCATCACTACCTAGTGATAAGTAATTGCTTATCTCTTTGTAGTCCATAGACTCTGCATATCGGAAGAAGAGTATCTTTCTGTCCTCTTTGCTCAACTTCCAGTATGCGGAGTCTATCTCCATCATCATAACAGATAGATTTCCACCTTCAGATGGCGCACTTGGTCGCCCTGGTCTACCCAAGTTTAACTTATGAGTAACACCATACTCACCACGTAAGACAGAAGGAAGCAATGCTTCTACAACATCTGACTCATAGTAATATACATCTGACACGTCGTATCCAGTACTCTTTGCCTTCCACTTCTGACAGTAATCTAATGCATGATTACGTAGGCTACGATAGATAAGGTTCTTTGCGTCCTTATTACCTATCTTCTCCCACTCAGCCACCTTGTTAGGGTGCTTAGCAAACCACTCGTATAAACTCTGCTTGATATCTTCGAGTTCAACCATGTCAAACTTGCGATGATACTCAGAGGCCACCGCTACGATTACATATTCCCACGGCTCAATTTGTTGCCAGTTCATTTGCCTTTGCCTTCTTGTATAGTCGTGTCGCTGACATTAAATCATCTACTGTAATCAAGAAACCTTTAGAAAGATTTGGTGGTATGTTACAAGTAATCTCTCGACCAAACTCTTTGACTGCATAACGCAATGCATCTGTCGGCACAATGAGTGTGCTATCTTCAAGCACGAACGCCCAGTAAGAAGCCTCAGTTACACCCAACCCTGATGGTGCCCAGTCCTCAATCTTCTTGAAGAAACACTCGGTCTCAATGTATAGGTTGTTAGTCTTAGCCCACTTGCGGTCACGCTTTACTTCTACTGTACGTCCACCAGTAAGCAACTCATCTACTAACTGTTCACCCTTACGTCCGTACCCAAAATCCAAATCAAACGATGACTTGTTTGTCATTAGTTAACTCCTTTATCAGTTGTTTCCCAATGTACTCTGTGTACGCTGGAGGTATAGCCTCTACTAGTTCACCCCAAATCATCCATTCAATTCCCATAGCACTACGTGCTTCTTCAATAGTCTTAGCAGTTGTACCACCGTAGACATACTTGCCTGTTGCTTTGTCTAACCCCTGAGGGTTATCATTCATCGCACCATACACACCAACGGGCTTGCCTTGTTCTTTGTGCTTACACTTCGTGCCTTCGAGTTTAATATTACTCTCAAACAATCTATGCCTGCGTACCTTCAAGCCAAAAGCTGAGCCACATATCTGAATTGCGTTAACAAGCGGAGCACCCTTGACGTTCTCAATTACATAAGGCTTACCTGATTCAATCAGTAGTTGTCGTACTGGTTCAAGTAAATCTAACTTAGATGTCGTCCCACCCTGCGCTTCCCGCAGATGTTTGGTTATGCTATGAGTCTGACATGGGGGTGACGCATGGATTGCATCATACTCCTGCAGCTCAGCAAGTGTAACAGTATTAAAATCTCTGCGTAAGTAAGTGAATGGATACCGCTTACCATGCTTAACATCAAGTCCAGTTACCTCAAACCCTGCTAAGGCGTAGCCTTTAGAGGCTCCACCTGCACAGCAGAATAAGTCAAGTAGTTTCATTTATCCCATTGTCCTCGTAGTACTAGCAATCCAATGATTGCATAGTTAGCCATATCTTTGAATGAATCTTCCAATGATTCATGCTGAGGGTCAGCACCACTATCGACTAGATTACTGATGCGTGCCAATTTGTCATGCATCCGTACACGCAAGCCATTGATAGGCCCACCAGGGGCTTGCGAAATATTCTTAGCACCATAATCCTTATGTTTGCTTAACAACAAGTCAGAAAGTTCATTGACTGTGTTGCTCAAGTGCACCTCTAGATGGACTTCACGTGCAAGAGAGGGATTGTTAAGGTTATCTTTAGCTGACCGCCTTGCTTCTGATATGACTCTATCTTCAATCCCAGTCCTGATACGTATTGGATAATCTGCCATATCTCTTCAGCCTCCGCCTTCGAGTAGTTGTTTAAGTTCGTCATCAATTCCCACCATATTAGAGCCAACAATCATATCTTCAATCACATCTAGTATTACATCTGGTTGCGTTTCCGCTGTAAATAATGTCATGTAGGTATCCTGTGTGATTGATTTTACCTGTTCAGGGTCATGCGCATATCGGTACATGCAACGTAACAATGAACCAATCATAAGGCGATAGCCATTAGGCAACACTAATGCTGGGTCAAACTCATCTTCATCTTCTAGCAAGTGGTCTGTTGCCTCAAATACATTGTCAAACTGTTGACCACAATCAGGACACGGATTAATCTTATTCTTCATTTGTTAATCCCATCTTCTCTTTAATAAATCCTGCGCCATACTTGGTGTATGCTGAATTAACATCTTCCCCGTCACCGAATCCAACAATGGTGACTGGCAACTCTCGAGCCAAACTGTTTGCAAATTCTCTACCTGGCCCATCACCATCTGCGAATACAAAGATTCGTTCGAAGTCAGCGAGCAAACGTGTGTAGTGTTTCTTCCAACTGTTTGCACCTGGTACTCCAACACAAGGTATGCCAACGCAACGAGACATAGTAAGGGTATCGAGTTCACCTTCGCATACTCCAATCCAATCACCTGCTCGTTCAATATCTAATACGTTGTACATCTTTGTATCCGCACCTACCATACCCATATACTTTGGTTCAACTGCTGGGTTAAGTGAGCGAAAGCGAATGTCAGAGATACCAGTCTTAGTAATGTAAGGTATGCTAAGTCTTCCTAGGTACTGTTCATGTCCTGGTTCAGGCTCCGCGACTACGCCTAATCGTGCCAATCGTGCTACCTCCAGAGTTATACCCCTGCTTCGAAGGTAACCTTCTGCCTGAGATATGTTTTCCTGGTACTTTCTCGACGCTATGCCCAAGAGTTCCTTCTGCGAATTTTGCTGCCCCACGTATGTCACACCCTTCTTGTCTCGCTATGATTTGTAAACTATTTCCTTGTACACCACATGCAAAGCATACGAATAAGTTCTCATCTAAGTTAGCTGTACCTGACTGATGTGAGTCACTGTGAAAGGGACACTTAAGGTTTGCTTGCCCATGGTCACGACGTACGCTGGCACCGTAGTGCTCTAGCACAGCCTTGATGCTGGGCAAATCATTCACCGAAGATATCTCCTAATCGTAATACTAAATATGAATCTGCTATTGACTTTCCTCTAGCCTTGATAAGTACTGCTGCGAGGATGGACTCACGCTCGAGCCCCCTTGCTTCCGCATAATGTCCTGCTTCAACTTGTGCCTCTCTCGACCAACCGCTAAGGTCAATGGCATTGCCTGCCCCTGGTGCTTTACATTCGATAACGCCAATGCTACCAAGGAAGTCTGAGCGGACAACAACGTCGCCCTCATCTCTTGCACCTGTTCGAGCAAGTCGCTCAGAATCGTATCCATTTGCTCGAAACCAGTCTCTAATGTCTGTTTCATATGTTGCTCCTCTAACCTTGTGAGACTTACGGGTTGTCATTTATATTTACCCCGAACTATTGCTACTGCCTGTAAATATATCATTGTAATGTCACACATATCACCATGAGGTATGTGCCTTTCAATATCTTTTGCTATCTCTTCACGTAATTCTTTTAGATGAACTGCTAATGTTTTTTCCATTACACATTCTCTGGAATATCATCAATGAACATGTACTCAGGATTAAAAGCAACCCATGTCATGAGTCCTCCCCCTGCGTCAGCTCTACCGTATCTATTCTTAACAGGCGCAACACCCATAGAAGTACCAACAACGCCGAGGGTACATATAAGAGCAGGAAGTTGAGCAACCTTGCCTTGTATAGCCGAACGTGGTTGGCACGGAGAGCCTTGGACCGCTTCGCTTGTGTGGTGAAGGACAACAACTGCAGCATTCGTTGCACGGGCAAGATACTTCAACTCCTTCATGATTGCACGCATTGATGCAAACTCTTCACCACCATCGGTGGCTACATCCATTAAGTTATCTACTATAATTAAAGTTGGGGGGCAACCCCATAGTTCTTCGAATGCTTGCACCTCCTCATCAATATCTTGAAGCGTTGGTGCTGATTCAAATGACCAGACAATGTGTGAACCCTTAGCAAGTGTTGCCTTGGTCCAACCTAGGTCTGTGTTCATCAATGCTTCAACGTCGGTCTGTGACTTACCTGAAATCATTGAGGCTAAACGCATAGCCATCGTGTGTGCGTTGGTATCTGCCGAGATGTAAAGTGTTGGCACCTTCATCTTAAGTGCAAGTGCCAGTGCTAGTGTGGACTTTCCAACTCCTGGTGCTGCTGCAAACATCGAAACCTCAGAGCGCCTAATGATAATCTTGTTACTTTCGAATGCCTTAAAGCAACTAGGGAGCGGTTCTCCACCAATACTGGAACGACCAACTGAGCGGACAAGTGTACGCATCCTGATTCATTCCCTTCTTTGTAGAAAGAACGCAGCCACTTCTGTGGTGTACGTCGGTAGCTGCGTTCCTTCATTAACGTTTTAGTTTACTGGCTTGCACTGGTCTGGAGTCCCCTGTGGGGTTGGGCATGCCCAGAAAGCGTAAGGCTTCCCACTCGCTTTGCTCACTCCCTGTCGGAAGATTCTCGCTCCGTGTACGCACGTCGGGCTCGCTTGTCCCGTTGGCGTAATCGCGCTTGGCGGAGGTGTAAGTGACGGACCCTGCCCCTGGCTGGGAGCGGAGTAAGTGGATTGCGATGTGCCTTGAGTTGAAGGCGTGGTCCCCAAAGGGGCAGCATTGTAGGCACCAACAACCAATCGTTGCACTGCTGCAACTTGTGTTGAGTAGTCGCCAACACCTTCAAGCAACACGCTTAGTTCGTCAGCGGTGTTAGCGCGGACGTTAATCATGTCACCAGCAGGTGTCTTGTATGATACTTGCAGTTTCCATTCTTCCATTTGTTATCCTATCTTCGTTGAGAACTGACAGTGTGCTGTCAATCCGCATTTATATTGGCAGTTGTTTGTGTTCGGTAAAAATATTCCAGCTTTGCGAGCCTTGTCAAAACCTGAAACAAGGTACTCAAGTTTATCCTCTGTGTACTGCTCGAGGCTAACAAGAGGAGACACACCGTGCTGACGTGCCATCCAATAAGTCCCCCACTTAACATCGATACCAAAGGTCTTTAGTAATCCGACCTTGTAGAATCCAAGTTGTAGTGTATTGGTTGGTGTTTGCTGAGAGGTTTTTAAGTCGACGATAACCAGTTCGCCATTGACTTCAAACACCCTGTCAAGAATCATCTTGACTGGCACG